GTAAAGGGCTTGCTTGCGGGGCTGATACGGTTATGTTGGGCTCTCTTTTATCTGGTACAAAGGAAACTCCAGGCGAAATCGAAAAAGTAGGCAAGTGGCCTAATGAAATGTTATGTAAAAAATATAGAGGTTCTGCCTCTTTAGATTCAAAACACGATAGAGGTGATGATAAAAATGTTGAAGGAAATCATAAAGTTATACCGTACAAAGGAAAAGTCAAGAGAATCCTTAAAGATATACAAGAGGGAATTCGTAGTGCTTTCAGTTATGTTGGCGCTAACGATATGTTTGAGTTTCATTCTAAGGTAGAATTAATAGAAGTTACGAATGCGGGAGTTACTGAAGCAAAACCTCACTTACTTAATACTTAATACAAGACTTGCTAATTTAATTATATTGGAGACAGTTGATGGACTTAGAAGAAATTTTACATAAATTGGAAGAAGCTGTAGAGCTCGAAGATTGGGATATGGTAATTGAATCCATTGATCATATTAGAGTTATATCAGAGGAATCTTTTGGTAATTTAGATGTAGAAGAATGGTAAAAATGAATAACAATAGGGAACAAAGATGAACACAGGAACAGTAAAATGGTTCGATACTAAAAAAGGCTACGGGTTTGTAGCAGATTCAGTATCGAATGGTAAAGATTACTTTGTACATTTTTCCGAAATTCAAACAGACGGCTTTAAGACTTTAGAAGAAGGTCAAAAAGTTACATTTGAAATCGGAGAAGGTACACAAGGTCCAGTTGCGAAGAACGTTACTTCCGCTGGATAAGTAAAACATGGGGCCGAAATGGAATCGATTCATGTTATTTGACGATGAAGTGCAACAGAGTTTGAGTAAGACTCGTAAAAAAAGACTCACAAACCTAAATAGCGATAATTCGCTACAAGGGTTGGTAATAGATTGGCATTTAGCCAATACTGAAATGGGATTTGACAATTTTGTTGAACCTATACTGGATTACCAACCAACTTACGCTT